GCCCCGGCGACCGCGAGCCCGGCGATGGCGGCCGAGCAGACCGCGCTGATCTGCCGTGAGCTGACCTGCGATCGGTAGGACCAGGCGGCGGCGTAGGCGGCTCCGGTCGCCGGGGCCACCTTGCGCAGAGCGGCACTCGCGGCGGCGGCGGCCATGCCCCTGCCCGCCACGCTGGCCAGCTTCCGGCCACCGCCCACAGCGGAGATCGCCGCGGAGGACAGCCCGGACGCGGGTGTCAGCTTGCGTACCGCCCAGCTCGTGGCCGTGACCGCACAGGCCCGGCCGGTCGCAGGTGCCGCCTTCCTGGCGGTCGCGGAGGATGCCGCCGCCGCCGGCGCGCTGACTGCAGCTGGCGCAACCTTCCGCGCCGTGGCGCTCCCGGCCACAGCCGCGCTGGCCCTGGCCGACACGACGACGACCTTGCGGGCGGTCGCGGAGGCGGCGGGCGCCAAGCAGGCACGACCCGTCCCGGGAGCGACCTTGCGCGCGGTGGCGAGGCCGACAGCCGCCGCGGCTGCCCGGCCGGTCGCGGCAACGGGGGTGCCGCCGCTGGTTCCCGCGATGACGATCGACGCCCCGGCGTACTGCGACGCCGCGCTGATCGTCGCCGTCCGGGTGCCGGTCGCGCCGGAAGCGGCCAGGACCTGCCGGGCTGTCGCGAGCACGGAGAACGGACCGGCCGGATCCCGCTCAGACAGCAGGTCGGTCATGCCGCCGCCCACAGCCGAGACAGTGGGCCCGCCGTGCGGGGCGCCGGTCTGCCAGAAGCACAACAGCAGGTCATCCACGCCGACGGCTACAGCCGACGACGCGACCGGGCTGACGGTCTGGGTCGCCGACGCGGTCGCGGTCGCATCGTCGACCGCCGACCAGTCGCGGATCACGTACACGAAGAGGTACACCTCTTCGTTGGTGACCGGCGCCACGGTGACGGTCTGTGCCCCGCCGGAGGTGACCTGACGCGTGTACAAGCGCAGGTGGGCAGTGTTCGTGCCCGCGTCGCCGAACGCCCGGTCCGCCCAGGTGCCGGCCGTCCCGGTCGGCGGAACCATGCTGGCGCCGCTGTAGTAGTTATTGCCGAACGCCGCGACCAGCAGATCCCCGGCCTGCGTCCCGGCCGCCGTGGTGATCGAGGCGTTCGCGTTGCTCTGGGAGTCCTGGAGTACTTCGACTACGTTCGGCGTGGCCACACTAGTAAAGCCCCGTCCCGATCAGGCGCTTGGCGAAGACGCGGTAGTCGTGCGGGAGCGCGTTGGCCGCCGCACTGCCGTTGAAGATCCCCGCCAGGTCGGCCAGGTCGGCGAACGCGCTCTTGAGGTCCGCCGCTTCCCCCGTGGTGAACCCGTAGGTCGTCTCCAGGTCGTTGGCCGAGACGGTGTCCAGCCACGCCTTGAACTCGCGCACATCGCCGAGCACGGCGAACACCGACTTGGCCACGGTCCCGGACGTCGCGTTGATCTCTGCCTTGGTGATCTGCAGTCCCGCTGCCATCAGATTCCCGTCGAGTCGAGTACCGCGGCGCCGATGCCCACCACGAGCTGTCCCTGTGAGGCGAACACCTCGGGGATCACCTTCTGAAAGAACCCCTCGCCGCCGGCCACGGCGGTGATGTCCACCGCGGCGCCACCTGAGGTGAGGCTGACCTTGAAGCTGTTGGTGGTCGAGCTGACGACGAAATAGACGGTGCCCTCGCTCAGCCCGGTCGGCAGCGACTCGGCGAAGACGTTGAAGAGCTGGACCCGATCGCCGTCCGCCAGGCCGTGCGCCACCGAGAACAGGGCGTCGTTGGTCAGCGTCGTGTCGACGGAGAAGAACCCCTTCGCCGCCCCGTTGATTGGCGCGTACCCGAGGAAGTTGTTCGTGTTCGTCGACACATGGTTGAAGAACAGCAGGAACGCGTACGTCCCGGCCGGCACGTCGAACGTGAGCGCTCCGGTGTTCGCCTTCTGTCCCGACGCCGCGGCGCCCCAGGTGACCGCCTGCCGGGCGTAGGCCGGGCTGCCGCCGGTCGCCTCGGTGCCGCCGTAGTTGGCGCCGGTGCCCGGGTCGGTCAGGTTCCCGACGCCGATGTGGGTGATCGCGCCGCTGACCGACTCGTCGAGCCCGTCGAGCATCTTGTTCTTGCCGAGGTCGTTGAACGGCATGCCCTACCTCCAAGCCTCTTACGTGGTGTCCTTGCGGGCGGCTCTGCGGCCCTTGGGCGCAGTCGTGCGGGCTTGGGCCTCTCCGTCTGCCTCAGACGTCTTACGGTCGTCTGGAGCGGGCTTGTAGCCGTGCAGGGCGAGTTGTTCGTCCACCTGGGCGACACGGTCGGCCATGTCTCGGCGGACGTAGCCTTCGCGCTCGCGCAGCAGTCCCGCGATCATCGTGTCTTCGGTCATGTTCAACTCCTCCGGGGTGAGACCAGGGCCCGCCCCGCTGCGGGCCCTGGACGTCGGATCAGACGCCGGTGAAGGTGGGCGCGATCATGCCCGTGCCCGCGACCTTGCGGGAGTGGGCGTAGCGGGCGTGGGTGTAGGCGGCGTAGCCGTACACGACCATGAGCACGCCCAGCGCCGCCGCGGCGGGCTGCTCGGCGCGGATGTACATCGGCGCCGCGGGGTCCTCCCAGAGGTGACATTCGTTGCGGTCGACGACGTATGCCTCGTCTTCGGTGCCGGCGCCCAGCGTGGTGCCGATGTTGTTGTCCACGATGACCGGCGTGCCGTTCGGCAGAACGCCGCGCACGCCGCTGCCGTACGCGGTGCCCAGGTTCGTGGCGCCCATCTGCGCGGCGATGCCGGGCTGAGCGACGAGCGGCCACGTCGAGGACAGGCCGTTCTGCGCCCAGTACCAGCGCCTGCTGTGCATCACGGCGATGTTCTCGCCGGAGGCCATGTCGAGCATGGATCCTTCGACGCCGGCCAGCGCCTCGATGACCTTTGGGTAAAACTCCGCGACGGTCGGGTTGGCGTCGGTCCACGTGACCGCGGTGGCCACGTTGGTCAGGCCGGTCGATGCCTGGTTGAGCAGCGTGGAGTCCAGGACGGTCGCGTACCGGCGGAACAGGTCGTCGAGGACGATCGGCTCGATGCCGGCGCCGCGCTCGATCGACTGCCGCGACAGCGTCTGCTGGCCTGCGATCGTCAGGACCGGAATGGTCAGCAGCGTGTCGTCGATGTTGGTCTCCGACACGGCAGCGTTCTCTGACGCCTGGATCGCCGTGCTGGTGGCGGTGGTGATCCGGGAGATGTTCACGGTCATGCCCTGCGCGGGCAGCGCGTGCTTGCGGATCGCGTCGGCGAACGGCCGGCGGGCCGCCGCTGCTGGCGCGTACAGCTCGGTCAGGTACTGGGGCACCACCAGGCCGGTGAACGCGCCGGTGCCGACCGCGCGCTCGACGACGTCGGGCCGCTCGACGCGCTCCTCGTCCATGTGGCGGGCGAGCCGCTGCTGTGCCCGGTAGTCGCCCAGGAAAGCCGCGGCGACGTCCTGCTCGAACTGGCGTCCGCGCCGGTCCTCGTCAGGCCGGTAGGTGCGCTCTTCAGCGCCGACCCGTCCCACCCGGTCGTAGGCGGGTGGCCGGACACCGGTCGGAATGACCCGGGCCTGCAGCGCGGCGATCTCCTCCTCGCGGGCCTGCTCGGCCTCCAGTGTGGCGAGCGCCTCCTGGCGGCGGGTGACCTCCTGGTCGGCGGCGTCCCGCGTCGCGACACGGGCGGACACGGCGTCCTCGGTCAGGTCCGGCTCCTGGCGGAGCGCGATCAGAGCGTCCTGCTCCTGCTGGCGAGTGGTGATCGCGGTCGTCAGCGCCTCCCGCGCCTGCGCGATCAGATCTGCGAGCGTCATGCTCGATCTCCTTGCTTGTGATGGGATTCATGACGCCCCGGTCCAGGTCGGACGGCCATCCGAGGCATGGCGCCGGATGGGCTCGTGCGCGCGAAGCGCAGGGCAAAGCACCCCGCGTGGCGGGGATTACGTGGGCCCGGCAGTGCCGGGAGATCAGGTGTTAGGCGTCACCTAACGGTGGACAGACGTTCCGTACTCACCCGAGGCAAGGCGGTCGCGCAGAGCCTCGGCGCTGCCCAGGGACAGCGGAGGCGGGTGAGCGACGCTGCCAGCGCGGCAGTCATCCCTACGCCGGAGGACTCCCCGCAGTCCGGCAGGCCCTGGCCCTCGGGAAAGCCGCACAGCAGATGGCGCCGAGGGAATCGCGTCGCCTCGCTCATCGGGCAATGGCCAGCTCAAGCAGGGCACGCGCCCGGCTCGGCGGTACGGCAGGCGCGCGAAGTGCCGCCTCGGTGGCCGGGTTCGCACCGTAGCCGACGATCGCTACGTCGCCGCGGTGGATGTCGTAGGCGGTGATCCGGTACTCGTCGTAGTCGGGGCTCCACTGCCCCGCGGTGATGCGGAACGCGAACGACATCTCGTCGATCAGCCCGGCGCGCAGCTTCGGCGCGATGTAGGCCACGTCGTAGTCGGTGGGGTCGAGGCTCGCGGCGCGGACCGACAGGCCGTTGTCGTCCTCGGTGAGCTCCAGCGTCCCGGTGGTGGTCCGGGCCAGCCTGCGCAGCTGGTCGTGGCCGAGCACGAGCGGCACGTCGAGGTCTGCCCGGGAGAGCGACTCGGCGCCGGCTCTGGCGGACACGATCTCGGTGTACGGGCCCCACATGTCCCACATCTCGTAGCCGCGCTCGTAGGCGGTGGCGTAGCCGAGGAATTCCAGCTGCCCGCCGTCGCCTTTCTCCCGCAGCTCGATCGAGGCGGGTACCCGGGCGACCGCGCGGGCGGCGGCGTGCTCGGCGCACCGCCGCTGTGACGGGCGGTCGGCGCGCTGCCGTACATGCTGGGCGCGGGCCGCCGCAGCGGCGCCGCGAGACGTCGCGGTCATGAGGTGGCTCCCGACGATGCAGTGGTGGGTGGCGTGCGTGGGCTGCCGAACAGCCGGTCGAACTCGGCCAGCTGCGCCTCCGTGAACGGCGGCAGATCCTCCAGCTCCCGCGCCTCGGACGGGGCGAGAGTGCGTGAGGCGATGCGCGCATGGACGGTGCGGGCGCGGGCCTCGGGGTCCATCGCGAGCAGCGCCGAGCGGTTCAGCTTGACGTAGCGCGGGCCTGGCACCACGCCCCGGGTGAGAGCGTCCTCGCGGCGCGCCACCGCCGGCCCCAGGTGCAGGGTCAGGAACTGCAGGTTCCGCTGGGTAATGCTCGCGTAGGTGATGTGGCCCGTGGACACCACCGCGTCGATCAGGTCGGACGGGCAGCCGAAGAACCGGGCGATGTCCGTGAGCCCGAACTGGCGGGCCTCGATGAATGCCGACTGCTCCGCGACGGCCTGAATGGGCTTGTACTCCCAGTCGTTGCCGGTCACGAACAGGTCGCCGGTGGAGATCGCCGCCTTGAATCGGTCCTTGACGATTTTCGCCTCTACGGGGTCGATCTTCTTGGCCGCGTTCTTCAGCTCCGCGATCGGGATCGCGCCGCCGCCGAACCAGTCCCGCGCGAACTGCTGGGCGTTGAGCGACTCCTCGATGCTCCAGGCCGCGTACGCGATGGGCGACAGGCCGAACGGGAGACCGGCCACGGTGTACTGCCGCTCGTGCCAGACCTCCCACGGCTCGTACTCGGTGCCGGCCACGATGTACTTCGTGATCTGGGCGCCCTTCGCCCGGACCGTCACGTCCGACAGCGCCACCAGGTCGATCCTGGCGGGCAGCGCGTGCCCGTCCGGTCCGGGCACGCCGGACCGCTCGGAGATGACACCGAACGCGTTCCCGGCCCGGTCGAGGTCCACCTGCGTGCTGTACAGCCACTCCTGTGCGCCGACACGCTGCCCGCCAGGGCTGACCAACACGGGCGGCTTGGGCATCTCGACCTGGACGCCCTGGACGCGGCGGTAAACATCGATCGGCATGGTGGAGATGAGGTCGGCCCGCAGCCGCAGGCACGCCCACACCGCGGAGTGCCGCAGCGCCGTGTCGTTGTTGACCGCCACCCCGCCGCCGTTCCGCAGGCCGCGCTGCGCGGCGAGCAGTTCCTCCGGGCTGGTGATGCTCGCCTCACGCGCGAACACGTCCCGCAGCTTCGACAAGATGCCCATCACCCCCCCTTCCTCAGCCGATCGAGTCAGCGATGTCGTAGTCCTCTTCGACCAGCGGGCCCCACACCAGCAGCGCCCACCGGGCCAGCGTCACCGCGAAGAACGGCGACACGTCCGTGAGCGAGCGGCGCCGGTCCAGCGACCACGCGTCGCCGAGCGGGCGTGTCCTGGCTCCGTTCACCGCCGCGGTGAGCTCTGTCTGGTCGCGATGCGCCGCGGTGCCCTGCTTGATGGCGTCGGCCATCTGGCCGCACGCTTCGACGATGTCGTTGGAACGCATGACCGCCAGTTCGCCGCGCAGCGGGTGTTCCTTGTCCTCCGGCGTGGTCACGCCGCCTGCCACCAGGTCGTCGATGAGCGACCCGGCCGGCGAACCCGTCGAGGCGATCGCGACCGCCACCGGGTTCCACAGTTTCCGTAGTCTGACGATCGCGTCCACGACCCAATCGGTTCCGGCGCGGCGGTCCACCAGTTCGAGGTGCACACGCCCGTCACCGCGTTGCGAGGCGATCCCGATAGAGGTCCACTCACGGTCGTGGGACACGTCGATGGCGAATGCCACCTCGTCACCGGGCTGCGACTGCTGGTCGTCCAGGCCCGCCCACGCCTTCACCGGGATGTTCGGGTCCTGCGGCGGCGTCGCCTTCCTGGTGCGATTCAGATAAGCGCGGTCAAACTCCGCCGGGTCGAGCTTGTCCAGCTCGGCGCGGATCGTCTCCGGCGTGACAGTGAACCCCAGCGCTGGCAGGCACAACGCCCACGTCGCCGGGTCGTCCCTGGGCAACTCGTCCGGTGCGAACCACTCAAAATAGGCGATGCGGCGCCGGATGCCCTGCAGCCACAGCTCTTGGATGAGTTCGCGGCCGGCCTCCCGCTTCTTGTTCAGCCATACACTCTTCTCCGTGCCGCCTGCGGACGCCCACCAGAGCTGGCCCATGTCCCGGGTCACCATGGCGGGCGACATCGCCTGCTCGACACGGTCGTCCTCGTGGCTGAACGCCTCGTCGATCAAACCGAGATCCAACGGCGGGCCATGGCCCGCCTTCTCGGTGTTCGAGGTGATCCCGATCTTGGACCGGGTCTTCCCCCAGATGATCGCCTCGTTGCCGTTCGTCTTGCGCACCCGGTACTTGCCGGCCAGCGACGAATCGTCCAGCGTGACGAGAAACTCATCCTCCCAGCGCACGCGGGCCATACCGCGCGTCTGCGCCGCGTAGACGACGTTCTGCCGGTGCCACGCTGCCGCCCGGTGCACCATCAGGGCCAGGATCTGCTGGGTTTTGCCCTGCTGGCGCGGCACCGACAGGCCCACCTCGCGGTGCGCGAACAGGCCGGTGACCGGGTCGATCTCCAGGGCGACGTCGAGCACGTACTTCTGCCACGGCATCGGCGGATAGCCGAGCCTTTCCATGACCTTCCACGCCCGCGGGCCCAGCGACTTGAACTCCGGTCGCCGCGGCGTGCCCCACAAGGGCGGACACGCCAGCCCGTACAGCTCCAGACACTGCTCGGCGAACTCAGGCGGGCTCTGCCAGGTCTCCGAGGTCGTCATCGTCCTCCTCGGGCGCCCGAGCGTCCATGAGCTGTCCGAGCGTGGCGCGCAGCTCGCGGTTCAACTGCGCCAGCAGCTTCCCGTCATCGCCGCCGGCGTCGATTTCGACCGCCAGGCGGTACGCCATCTCGCTCAGGGACGGTTCCACGCCCACGAGGTCGCCCAACTGCTCGACGTCGTCACGTACGGCCTTCTCTACGGGCCCCACGGGCTCACCTCCACAAGATCATCCACTTGGAGATCGCTTCCCGGGGAGAAAAAAAGGGAGCTATGTCGAGGGGTCAACCAGCCCTTTGATCAAAAGTCTCTGACCTGCGAAAACGCTGTGACCTGCGCAAACGTCATGGTCCGGCGTACCAGTCGCGCGAAGTGTCGCGCTTCGGTCTGGTGAGTGGCTTGTTCCCTCTGACCGCGTTGCATGCGCTGCCGCAGGTGGGACACGGGGCGTTGCCTCCGTGTGCTGGACGCATGGCGTGTGGGTCGATGGGCTGGTCTGCGTCCATCGAGATGGGCGTGAGGTGGTCCGCCTCGCCCGCTCCTGCATGTCCGCACAAGTGGCAGATGTCGCCGTAGATCTGGAACATGCGCTCGCGTGCTGTGCGATATGGCCGGCCCGTGCGGTGCTTGACGTTGCGCTTCCGCACCCGTCAGTCCCCGTCTTCGTGCTCGCACACGTGGCCGCCGCCGTGCCGCTTCGGCTTGACGCACCGGCACTCTTTGCCGCCGTGGTCCAGGCAGCCCGTTCCCCATTCCTCAGGGCACAGGCGGCTGATCTGCTTGTTGGTCTTGGTCGGGAAGACGGGCTTGGCGGGCTTGCCGGAGGGGCGGAAGCGTGGCATGGCCACCTCCCGTGCAGCAGGTGGCCGCGCTGCCCTGCCTGTCCCGATATGCGAAAGGCCCGCACGGTGGCGGGCCTGAATGCGGGCGTGCGTGATCGCCCGAGGGATATGTTCCTGTGGATAACTTCCCGAGTCAAGCTGACGGGCTGCGGCGCGCGCGTCGGGCGCGGCCGTCACCTGCGCGAACGTCGGGCCGCGAGTACGACTTGCGCTTAGCCGGGGCGATCTGTTTACTCTGCCCGGGTCCCCACCCCATGGATAAGTCCGTGCCCATGCGTACGGAGAAGGGAGTGGAGTATGCCCATCGACGAACCGTTCTGCCCGGTCGGACCGCACACCGACGGGATCGAAATCCTCGGCTGGATCCCTGAGCACCAGGAGTCTGTGACGATCAAGACGAATGGGAGGCCGGCCCGGCACCCCATCGACATCCAAGCGTCGGTGATCGTGGACTGCCCGCGGCACGGGCAGAGCCAGGTGGGCGTCAGTGCCGACTGGCGGCCCGCCGGGTGGCCAGGGCTGAGCACGCGCAGGGCCCGCAGCGTCCCTGCGGGCCCTGCGCTCTTAAGCCCTACCCCGCCGCCTGTTCCTTCTGGATCTGGACGCTGAGCCACTCCCACTCCTGTACCGGCCAGCAGGGCATGCCGTGCCACCAGGTCCCAACGCTCCTGCTCGGCGGCTCGCAATCGTTCTCGCACACGATGACGATCAGCTGATCGCACTGGTCGCAGAAGCGTCGGTCAGGTTGGCCATGTCTGCAGGCCCGGCCTCCGAACAGGTCTCGGACCCGCCACGTCTTCGCTCCGCCCGCCGGGCTCTCCGCCGTCACGCCCCGGCACCACGGGCACTCGACGTCGAGGGCCTGTCCATCGAAGAGCAGCGCGAGCGATCTCGCGGTGGTCGCCACCATGGCCCGGGTGCGGCCGAACGCCCAACCGCCGAGCTCGACGTCGCCCGCGACCTCGGCCAGGCGGGCGGCGGCGAACTCCAGGTACGGCCGCGCGTCGGCCAGGCCCGAGCTCGGCGGCGGCAGCTCCGGGCATCCCACCGCGGCCGCCAGTTCGTCGGCGAGGTCCACCGCGTCGGCCAGCAGGTCGGTCAGGGTATCGAGCACCGGCACCCGGACCGGCGCTGGCGCGTCGCCGGGCGCGTCGCCGGTGCGCTCCAGCCGCTCCAGCCACGCGGCCTGGTCGCGTTCCTCGCGCTGCTCGGCGGTCAGCTGAGGCCGGCGCCACGGCGCGGGCGTGCCGTGCAGGCGCGAGTCCTCCAGATCGGGCCAGTAGGTGACGACCCACCGGAGGTCGGAGATGGCCCGTAGGGCGAGGGTCACGGGCGCCCTCGCTCAGTTCTCTTGATGGCTGGCATGAGATCCTCCCCCGTGATGGCCGGGCCCGGTACGGTCGGGCCCGGCCGTCAGCATGTTGATCGTCACCCGGCGTCCAGCCGGTCGCGGAGTCGCTCGCCCGCGGTGTCCCGCAGGAGCGGCCAGGCGTCACTCGGCGACAGACCATGGGTCTCGCCAGCCGCCCGGCGGGATCAGCTTTCGCTTCTCACCGTCCAAGCCGCTTTCCACTTCGACGCTGCCGTCTCCGGCTCCGGTGATCACGATTCCGTAGCCATCCATGTCGATGGCGAAGGCGATGACGGGGTGCATCCAGACCTTCCCGTCCTCCTCGGTGACTTCGATCGTCCATCCCTGTCCAGGGACGGCCGTGATGTATGGATCCCTCGTGTGCGTCACACCCTGGAATGCGCTGCTGTAGGAGCGGGCAGGGACGAGTTGCCCTCGCTTGCTGTCCAGGACGAGCGCGTTGCCTTCGTCGTCCCACGCCACGACTTCCACGGTGCGCGTGCTGCCGTCGGCGACTTTGAAGACAGCGGTGAACCCGGGCTCAGCCTTGATCATTTGTGGTCCTTCCGTTGGTCGAAGGCGCCACTGTGGCAGGCGTCGACCGTGCCACTCAAGGCCCTTCCAGGCCCGGCAAGCGTGCGGATGTTGGCCAGCGCCTGGTGAAGCTGGCCCCCCTCCGGGCTGTCGGCGATGGCGGCCGTCAGGCGCTGCTCGTCGATCACGTCGAGCACGCCGCGGATCTGGCCGAGCTGCTCTTCGAGGTCGTCGGCGCGCTGGCGGAGGCGGTTGAACTCCCTGCTCATGTGTTCATCACCTGCCTGTTCTCCTCGGCGTCTCGGGCGATGAGCTCGGCGAGCGTGGCCTGGATCTGGTCGAAGTCGCGCGTCATCCGGGTGCGGAAGGCGTCGAGTGCGGTGAGCAATTCGCGGAGCTCGGCCGGGCAGACCTGGACCGGGACCGGGGGCGGCGCGCTGGTCCTGGGCGTGACCGTGAGGGTTAGCTCCGGGTGGTCGTGGATCTGGATCTCGCAGCCCGGGTAGTCCTCGGCGAGCCTCAGCAGCTGGACCACCAGCTGCTGGGCGAGCGCGTCGTCGTGGGTGGCGGTCATGACTTCCCTTCAGTCCTTGACGAGCCGCAGGCCCGGATGGGCCGCGATGGCGCTGGGCGAGAGCGGCCGGGGGGCCGCCGGGGGGCCGGCGAGCCCGGCCGCGATCAGGCGGGCCTCGTGTGCGGGCTGCGTGCCGAGTGGCTTGCCGAGCGGGTTGACGCACCGCTCGCCGACAGCGGCTGCGCAGCGCGGGCAGATGACTTCCTGGGCGGCGAGCCGAAGTTGCCGTTGCGGCTCACCTCGGGCCGTGACGAAGTCGCCGGTGGGCGGTCGTCCCCGGCCAGTGGTCAGCGCCCGGCCGATGTTGTGGCCGTCGGCGATCTGCCCGATGGCCCGTTCGAGCGCTTCCTTGTACGCCCGCTGATCATCGGCCAGCTCGGGCGCCGGGGCGGGCAGCACGTAGCGGGACAGCCGGGCCTCGCGCATGGCCTTAACGAGCCTGCGCACGTCGGCGGGCATGAGCCACTCCCGGCTATCGCGGTAGTGCTGGACCACGGCGTCCCGGGCGTCGGCGAAGTCGAGGTCGCCCACGGCCGCCGACCACGCGATCACGTCGGCGTCTCCCACCGTGCGCCGGTCGTACGCCGCGGCGGTCGTGAGCAAGTCGATGACCTCTTCCGGATTCATGTGGTGATCTCCCCTCTGATCTCGGCGTGGGGTGAGGTTCGGTACTTGGCCTTGAGGGCCTGGGCCTGGGCAACGCGCTCGTCAGTGGTCGATCTGGCTGGACCAGAGCCCGACGACGTGCGGCCCTTCATCGCCTTCAACCGGAGCTGGTCGTACTTCTCCCGCAGCTTCGGCATCGACAGGATGTTGGAGCGCCAGAACTCGTTGTCCTGGCACCAGTCGATGGCCTTGTGGATCTGCTCTTCGGTGCGACCGTCCTTGTCCATCAGCAGCCGAGCGGCGTCCTCCCAGCGCTTGGTGATCTCCGGCCGCTTGCTGCCATTGCCCTCGATCCGGTCGGCGAGGTGCTCACAGACTCGGCTGACGTCGTCGCGTCCCTTGCCGATCTCCGCTTCGCGCGACGCAGTCGCCGACAAAGAGTTGGAAGGGGGCCCGGGGAAAGGGGAAGGG